CCGGGCCACCGATGCGTCTCAAGAGGTTGACGTCCACACGCCTGAGGGTGTCGAAATCCCCCGTAGTCAGCGCTATCAGCAGATCATGAACCAGATCAAGGGCCTCGAAGAGGAGTACAACTCTAAGGCCGGAGCGCTTGGGGTCGGGCTCTTTCGCATCCAGGTCCTCAACCAGCGCCGGGTTTCTTACACCACGAATCGCTTGGTACCCATCTTCCGCGAGCAGGAGTACAACCAGCCCTACACCGGCTTTTACCCGACCACTGGCCTGCCGGGCTCGCTCATTACCATCCACGGCAAGTACTTCGATTACGCCACCGATGTGCAGTTCGGTGGGGTGTCTGTCGCCGGGAACTTCACCATCGTCGACGACAAGAAGATCACCGCCATTGTGCCCGCAGGTGCGATTACCGGCCAGATTGGTGTGATTACTCCCTACGGCACTGTCCTCAGCACCGCTCAGTTCGTGGTCGGCGAGCCTGCGCCCTTCCTCGATTACGGACCAGAGTTGGTGCACATACCGATACCCCCAGGCAAGTAATGGCCGCCGAAGACCATCTGCAAGGTGCGCAGTTTCATTACTTTGCCCCGGGCGAAGAAGATCCAAAGTCTCTTTATGTCAATGAGCACCACAAGGTTGCAGTGACGATTCCTGCTCCCTTCGATGTGGGGCAAGGACGTAATCACATCACTCCTCAAGGCGCACCTATTCGAGCTGGAGAGATGACCTGGAAGCGCAAGGGCGGCACGATCCTGCGTGTGGAGGTGCCCTCTCTATTTCAGCGCCGGGGTATCGCTACAGCGCTTCATAGCGAGGCGCAGCGCATCGCCAGTGAAAATCCGCGCATCCCGCAGCCGAAGCATTCTAATGACCGCACTAAAGAGGGGGACGCTTGGGCTCGGGCTGTCGGCGGACGACTTCCTCATAGAAAGAAGTTTGAGTAATGCCGCCTGACAGGAGATTACTCAGGGACATTCGGTCGGCCTATCAAGGGATGGATAGAGCACAGCTCGAACAGGGTGAGTGGGTGCAATGGTTTCGATTTAATCCGTCGGCTACCACAAGCGACCCCACTTATTCCACAGGCCCTCAGCGGGCCTGGTATCCCCCGATTACTGTTCCGGTCTGGTTGGGTGAGTACCAGCGGGCGCCAAAGAACTTCGACGACGACGGCATGTACCTCGTCGATCAGGTCCATGGAGTAATGAGCTATTTCGCCTTCTTCAGCTCGACGATTATTGATCCTGACACGACTGGTCAGAACCATCTGAACGACCGCGTGGGCTACGACGGCCGACTCTTTGGGGTCTCCTCATTCTTTCCCCGCGGGCGAACGGCGAGCTACTTCTTGACCATCTCTTTCAGCATGATCGAGATCATGGCCGAGGACCTGGCCGAGGACGCCGCCATCCCCATGTTTCAACCTTACGTCGTCGGCAGTTGAGAGGGGGTGATGCCTAGTGATCCCTGGCGGATATCCAATACCCCCAACCGTGATTTGAAGAACCCGGGAGTTTCGGCGGCCGGGCACAGCAGCTAGAGGATGAGGCTGACTAACCTTCAGATCCCCCCACCTGGCACCCTGGAGGGCAGCGGGGTCGCAGTACCCCGAGATGTGCCCTGCGAAGTACATGCGCCTATACGGGAGGTTCTGGTGTTCAAGCTGAATGCACGCGCCATAACCGATCGTAAAGCGCACTTCGAGCGGGCCGTCGTTCGACTCCCCGAGGCCCATCGAGAGGCCCAGGCTGTCGCCGCCGCCCACCTCCACCAGCACGCCTCTGCGGCCCTCGAAGCGGCCGGAATCGACTCCTCGCCCCTCAAGGTCGGCTGGCAGGGCAACCGGGTCCACCTGGGCATCGAGCACAGCCCTGCAGGTGACGCTCTCTTCGACCATGAGTTCGGGACCGAGGAAGAGGGCCCGAATCCGACCATCCGCACCGCCGTCACGGCCGCCCATCCGGCCGCCAATGCTCTTTACTCGTTCCACGTTCGCTCCAGGCTGGGGATCTAATCGTGCCCTGGCTCCTCGATGAAGACGATGCTCTTCGCCAAAAGCTCACCAACTACGGGAATCCCTATTCGGTGCTCAACTATTCGACCGGCACGCAGATTCCGATTACCGTGTATTTCCGTTTTCCCGACACTGAGATAGTCGGCAATCGTACTTATCCGCACATTGCGATTGATCTGGTCGAGATCAACTTTGACCCCACGCGAGCGCACCGGGCCATGGAGTTCCTCTTCGATTACGACACTGAAACGGCCACTCCACTTAGCGGGTTCTGGCAGATGGCCTATGATTACCCACTTCCTTTTAGCCTGGTCTATCAGCTGGCCTGTTACTCCGAGCAGCCCCGCCATGACCGTCAGATGGCCGGTCTCCTTTATCAGCTCTTCCCTGCCGGTTTTGGGTCGCTCAATATGTCCAACTACGACGGAACTATTCGGCGTGCTGATTTCGTTTCGGCGGTGCGGCGGGATACTGTCAATCCGCAAAGCAAAAAGAGACTGTATCGCAACATCTTCACCATTGCGGTCTCGTCCGAGTTCTTCTTGGGCCAGATCGAAGAGATTCAACAGACAAGGGGAGCTGACGCCGTTCTAGTAAATCTTGACGTGTTCATCAACGAACCGGCCATTCCTCCTTCCCCTCCGAAGTTGCCGCTCGGGAATGCTTTTCTTCCAACAACTGTTCCATTCGTTCCCGGTCTCGTATGAGACCGTTCAAAGATGTGGGTTGCGGGCTCAGGTGCCTTAGTAATAGTCCATCGACTAAGGAGCCATGACCATGTCCACCACGACCTACGGTGCCCCCGGCGTTTACACCTCGGTGCAGTTGACCGGGCCGAGCCCTCAACCCTCTGCGATTTCACCTTCGGTAGCGGCCTTCGCCGGTGAGAACTGGCGCGGGCCCGTGGGATCGGCCGTCCAGTGCAATAGCTGGCAAGATTTCCAGCGCTATTTCGGCGGTTTTAATCCGAACTCCACGCCCGTACTCGCCAATCCGTATCTGGCTTACTCGGTGTACGAGTACTTCGCCAACGGGGGCAAGACGGCATGGATCCAGCGCATTGCTGCTTCGCTGACGCCGGGAGCGTCCGCTGCCGTCACCCTCAAGGACCAGGCCGCCACTCCACAGAACACCCTGACCCTGACCGCAGGCATGTTTGGCGTGGTCGGTAATCCAGGCACGTGGGGCAACAGTATTTACTGCTCTGTCACCTCCGGCGGAACAGGGCGGTTTAACCTCAACATCTATTACGGTGGTGTTTCGACCGGTCAGCTTGTTGAGACGTGGCCGTCGCTCTCCATGGTGGCAACTGACAACCGCTACGCTGTCTCGGTCCTCAACTCGCCTTCGCAGGGCTCGGCATGGGTCGTGGCCACGGCGGTCACTGACGCCTCGGCCTATCCGACCAATACTCCGGCCGCTACTGCTAGTTCGGTGTTCAGTGGGGGCGTCGACCCCGGGGATCCTTCGACAACTGACCGCATTAATGCAATGACTTCGGGGACGTGCCCCTTTGATTTGGTTCCGGGCGTGCTGAATATCAATATGCCGGGTGAGACCACGGCTACTGTGGTGGATGCGGCGATTACTTACGCTCAGACTCGCCCATACACTTTCTTGGTGGTCGATACTCCTCCGGGCCAGACACCGGCTGGAGCAGTAAGTTATGCCCAGTCTCTGTCGCCGGTGTCGACGTTTGCGGCCGTTTACTCGCCGTGGCTTTACGCCACCAATCCGGCAAACCAGAATCTGCAGTCGTCGATCCTTTTGCCCCCGGGCGGTTTTGTGCTCGGGCAGTACGTCGTGCAGGACTCAGGGCAGGGCGTCTGGTATGCCCCTGCTGGGCTGACCACGGTGCTGTCCAATGTTGTGCAGGCAGAGCGCAAGTTCGCCCCAGCTGATTTGGCCACATTGAACACCAACAATGTGAACGCTCTCAGGACCCGGGCGAACGGCCAGGTAATCATCTGGGGCACGCGCACGATGCAGACGGGGTATGAGACCCTCTACATTCCGGTGCAACGGACCTTGAACTACGTCGAGGCCTCGCTGGCGGGGCTCTTGGAGTTCGCCGTGTTCCAGCCCAATGACTTGCTCTTGTGGACCAACATTACGGCTGTCTGCACTAACTTCTTGGACGGCCTTTTGTCGGCCAACGCATTTCCGACGTCTTCAGCCTCGTCAGCGTTCTATGTGATCTGCAACTCGACCAATAACACGCCGCAGTCGATCGCCAACGGCATCGTCAACTGCACCGTGGGAGTGGCTCTCGTGGTCCCGGCCGAGTTTGTGCAGTTGAACATCCAGCAGTTCCAGTCCAGCGGCGTGACCACGGTCACGACGATTACGTAAGGAGTAAAGATGGCTTCCACTCGTCCCCTTAGCTCGGATCCGCTCAGGTCATTTAAGTTCAACGTCATTATTCCAATGGCGCTGCAGGGCGGTAATCAGTTCGGTATCGGCCGATTCGGCTTCATGTCTCAGTCGGGACTGGGTATTTCGATTGAGCCCCTGACTTATCGTGAGGGAGGTGACAACCTCACCACGCGCAAGATGCCCGGCCAGGCCGACTTCAACCCGATCACGCTGTCTCGCGGGCTTTTTGCTCAGGACAACGATAACTGGTTGTGGATGACCAACCTTTTCAGTGCCATGTACGGCGGTGCAGTAAATCCGCTTGCTGGGTCGATACAGGGGCCAACGCAGCCGCAGGATTTTCGCACGGTGATGTACGTCAACATTTTGCAGCACCCAAATAACACACCGACGGCGGCATCAACTGGTCCGAGCTATGAGTCCACCTACCCGTTCCAGTACAACATTGTGGCGTTGAGTTTCAAGCTCTTCTCGGCTTGGATTGGCAGTCTCGCTTACTCTGACATGGACGCTGGTGGTAATGCTGTATCGGTCGAGCAGATGTCGATCAACTACGAGGGCTTCGACATGCAGTGGGGAAGCAACTCGATCGGCGGTAATCAAGTTCCAAACCCGTGGTCGCCCTGGTAATCCACTAGAGCGAAGAAAAGAAAAAGGTACCCAATGACAGCAGTTGATCTGAATACGCCTCCAATGCAGCCGCCTCCGGGTTGGGCTGATCCAGCAGCGGCGATCGCTATGGCAACGGACATGCCCGTTCCGCAAATGCGGCCGACCCCGGTTTCGGAATACGATCTGCCGATCGGGCTCATCAACGCCCGCGGCGAACTGGTGACCTCGGTGAGCATTCGAGAGATGACCGGCTTCGATGAAGAGGAGATGGCGCGCCACGATATCCGCAAGAACGTGGCCGTTTGGGTGACCAAGCTCCTCTTGCTCACTGTCGAGACCATCGGGGGTGAGAAGCCGGATGCCGAGGTAATCCGTAATCTTCTAATCGGCGATCGAGACGCACTGGTTAACTTCGTGCGCCGGACGACCTACGGTGATCTTTACGAGTTCGAGTTGACCTGTTCTGTGTGCAAGGGGAAGTCGAAGATTGGCATAGACCTGTCCACTGAAATCCAGCAAACGCCTATCGAGGACCCGATGGTCCGTACCTTCGAGATCCCGCTGCGCCGGGGGGTGGCCAAGGTCCGGTTTTTGACCGGCGCTGACCAAGAGGCCTTCTCTGAGACCCTGAGCAAGCAGCCAAAGACCCAGGCCGAGATCGACACCCTCATGCTGGCGAGGAGCGTGATCGAGATCGACGGCCAGCTCACCTTTGGGGACGAGAATGCTGTCCGGCGGCTCCCGGCGGCCGACCGGTCCACCCTCTCTGAGTTCATAGGGACGAAGCAGCCCGGCCCTCAGACCATGACTCCGATCCCTGTCAACTGCGCCACATGCGGAGAGGAGTACCCAATCACGCCGGGCATCGGTGACTTGTTTCGCATTTAACGAGACCGAGCTATACACGAACTACGGATTAATGCTCATCCACTACCCGAACTGGAGGCCGGAGGATATGAAGGCGATGACCTCCAGGCAGCGAGAGTACTGG